CCGCAGTCAAACAACTGCCTGAGATTGTCGCAAGTTGAATTGGGCTTTGATATGGTGAGATTGTAGGAAACCCAACGGTCCGGAGTGAATTGACGTGGCCTGAACGAATCCGGACACGAAGCGGTGTAATCAGACAAAAGCAGATCGTCAGCGCAAATGTCCTGTTGCTCGGAGTAAGGGACATAGAGAGAACAGGGTCCCCTACGAATTATAAGAACGTTGAGATACCATGTATATTTCTGATCCGGAGAAGTAAAAACACGACTAGTGATAACGGGATCGTCTGTGCAATAGGTCTCAATTTTGTTATAGGGTCTTTTTGCAAACGGCAAACCACGCTCAAGCATGCGGTAGGTGTTTAGCAAATGGCCAGTCATGCGCACATAGAGCTGCATGGAAGTATCGTCGTAACCGTCGATGGTGACAGAATTGGCGGGGGCGCTAGACAGGTCCTTCATAGCGCTGAGCAAAGATGGATAATTGGCCTCGACGCACTGGCCGGTGGGAGATGCAATCTTATTGTAATAGTAACTGATATCGTACCACTCAACAGACGGCAACTTGGCGTATTGACTAAAGCAGTAGTGCGTGGAACCGGACGAGGTGGTAATGGCCGGCGAGCAATATCGCCCGACACCGCAGAACGATCCGACAGTCGCGCTGGAGCAATCTTTCAAAATCGAATCACCGTACAGATATTGTGCAGTGTTTGAGTGACGAGTGCAAGAAGGAGCAGCAGCAGTAAAAGTAGGAATGAGACTATCCTTGAGAAAATAAAGATAACCATACGAAGAAGCGAATGAAGAAGTGTGAGTAGGAATAAGATTGGACTCGAAATAGGTGACAACCGAAATAGCCCAAGTGGTAAGCGCAGAACCGCTAAGGTCACATCCATGGCGGTCAGTGTACTGAACGCAAAAGTTACAATCGAGTGAACGACTACGGCATTGACAGCAAATCGACCTGAGAGAGTCCGGATTGGTAGTGTAAGCGTGAAGATATGTGGTGAGACTTAAGAATAAGATGATCAACAAGAGAAACCGCATATTTATGATTGAAGAGTAAAATAATTATATCTCCAATGATGGTCGATTAGGAGAATCCGTGGTGCCTGAAAAATCCCACAGCGATAAAAATTTTTCCTCATCAGCCGCGATAGTAGCAATCGCGTGAATCAAGATAGAGTGATCACCAGCGACGGCATATCTATCAGCGACACATTTGGATATAGTCGGCCACTGATAAGCATCCATGAGAGGCGAGTTGTTGTCACTAAAACTAATGAAATATTCCTTAGCATGCTCGATGGATATGAGATCACGTCTGCCGAGTTTGACTAGTGTTTTCACCACGTCCGGTATAAAAAGAACTCCATGTGGAGTGGGCAGGAAAAATTTCGAACAAAAATAAGGCGTTTTAAAGTTCAAAAGTTTGACCTCCAGATTGAATATGTTGGCACAGGTGTTGGAAACATGATCGACGTTGATGGGAAGAAGATCGTCGATAAAAACGAGGGAATCGTCTCCGCTGAAGGTAGCAAAGCAGCGGCCTGCGAGTATTTCGCTCTCAAGACGCATTGCATTAATAACAACAGCCATTTGAAATATCGTGTTGAGGACCCAAGTTCCAGCATCACCTGACTTCCGCTGATACTCTATGTTGGAGCTAAATTTGTTTCCAATATCTACAAGAGTAGTACGAACGTGCATGTGGTACCAGCGGGAGACATATTCATCAGCGACTCCCAGGGCGGACATCAGCTTACATTCAAACTCAAGAGCTGTTTGATCCTGACTTTTATCGAACTTCGAAAAATCTATTTCGAAAAATCGTGTGAGAGACTGAAAACGTTCATAAGGACAGATGGAATTGACTAGAGACACATAATCGGCATTGGACAATCTGTTAAACAGAACTATATTTGGGTTCAAGAGTGCAACCAATCTCTCAGTGAAATCAGCCATGATAGGACAGAAAATCGCGTTGATGGATTTGTCCTGATATGCAATTGTTTGAGCGCTCTTGTAACGAGCGTGAGGACTAGCGTCAAGATCAGGTTTAGCGTTGCCCTTGATAGTGAAAAAATAACGAGTGAGATCCTTGTCATCAATGACGTCCGGGTCTGAAGCGATTTGATTACGGACAGCGGTAGGTTGACGGGCCAACCAGGTTGTAATGGAGTTATTATTGGCCACAATGGGATTGGTCTTACAGAGCTGCAACAAGTGAGGATCGAGAAGGGCGATGACAGTATCAAGCAACATGTCTGACATCTCAACGCTATCGACATTACCGCGAATTTGAGGAACAGCACCGTTTCGTTCACAATAAGCTTTGATGATTTGATATTGATCTATTGGATTGCGAAGTCGCGAACTGGTGGATAATTTGGGTCGTGCGTAGATCTTCTCCTTGGTGCGACTAGCGCTAGGAACGAGTGAATAATCGCCAAAAAACTGTTTGTCCGATATGGTGTAAATGTCATGGTCGCTGATGTTGTCTATTCCGGAAGGCACACGGTAGAGTAGGTCATTGTATTCCCTAAGGATGTGTTGATATCCAGCTAAAGGATCGAATGATAGTGTCTGAAAGGGTGCGTCGTCGGGAATCGAATTGACGCGTCGGATTTGCATAGGAACAAGTGCTCCGAAGCCATAGCGATCATTCAGATCACGCACAATACGTGGATACAGATAAGGTTGTTGAGTATGAGGCATATTGATTTCGACGAAAGATAAAGCGTCGACACCGCCCGCGCGAGCTTTCACATCATTATCTGAGAACTTTTTGATGGTGATCACGTTTTTGTGGATCAAATCCTTATCCGTCGGACAACAGGTATAATAGTCAAATCGCACGGTGTGACGTGTGAAAGCCACCAACATATGTGCCATGGACTTGAAGACAGGAATGGCGTCTTTGACCTGCAATCTCACCAAGATTATATGACTGTTTTG